GAGAAATAATTAATGGTGACTTACCTTGCTTCCAAGCCTGCACTGCAAAGTATAAAGCCATCCATGACTTACCAATTCCTGGGTAGGCAAGAAATACACCCAACTGTCCTGGCATGATTCCAGATGGAAGGTAGTTATCAAACCCTGGAAGGTTTGTTTTAATTCCTATTTGTCCAGTTTCTTTTTGCTTCTGAACCATTTCGTAGTACGCAACTGCTGAGTCAAGATCTGTTGCATCAATATCACGAATTGCAGAAGTATTCTTTTTTAATTCTGATGTTTTTGTAATTAGGTGTTCAAGTGCTTCTCCACCATTACCGCTTTGCACTTCTCCTGCAGCGTTGCGTAAAATGTCTTTTAGGCTATCGTTAAGATATTCGGTTTGTAGTTCTGCTAAATGATGTTTTGTTGCTCCAATACCTGGAACTGGCTCAAAGTCTCTAAACTTTTCTGTAACTAAATCTGCTGGTGGTAGACATTGATTATTTTCAGAATATAAACGAATAAAGTTCCATACATCGTTATGGGTTCTTAGTAGGGTCTCAACGTTTGCCTGTAGTAGTACGTGAATTTGTTTGTCTTGCAATACCGCAGAAATTAATTTTGCCTCTGTGTTATTCACTTAACCACTCCTTTGCTAATCTCCTACGTTCTTCACGTTCTTTTTTATCTTGCTCTACTTCTGCTTTTCCGTTAATAATCTTTTCTGCATTATATGCAAAGTAATTCCATGATGGATCTTGTGCAATGCTAAAGTAGTATTCAAGAATATCATAACACTGTGCAATACCATATGACTCTACAAGGGCATCAGCAGCCCACTGCTCAACGTTTAGGTTCATGTTAGACTTCTGCTCATACCGTTGCAAGTAAAACTTGTTAAACCTACTGAGCAAAGCCATTCGGTCTTTGCGGTCAGCCATTACTCTGAGATTTCAGATTTTGCTTCTTGAATCTTCTCTGTAAGTTTATCTTCTACAAACTTATAGACACGAGCAAAAGCCTCGTCTACATTTTCACCATCACGCTTTGAATCTACAATACCTAAATCAAGGCGTAGTGATTGAAAATTTCCTAGATTAAGTGTATATCCAAGTGTTACAGATACCTTTGTGTTGTCGTTTTCCATTATCCACCCATTCAATAATTAAATAGATTCACTCCACACTGGAATAAATCGCCCATCTTCTGTCTTCGTATATGTAAGTATACCGTCTCCCATTCGCCTTGTCAACTCTTGGCTTGTAGGAGTCATGTTGTTTGTTATTAATTTGTCTTTTCTTGGTTGTCCAATATGTATAGTTGCAAGTATAGCACAAATCTCTTTGACCTGATCTTCTGAGTAATATGCTCTTATTTGAAATCCTGTTTTACCATCAATGCTTGATCCAACTGGTGGAGGAATGACTCCTCGTTTTATTAATCTTGGCATATACTTTCTATGACGATTAACTAACTTAGCAGTCTCAGCAATTGTATATGCTCTTTTTCTATTTCTTCTAAAGTCAGAACGTAGACAAGTTTCTAATCTATCTTTGTTAATATTATAAACAGTTACCATTCCTGTTGATCTAGAACTATGATGAAGTCTTACCAGATCTCCATTAAGGAACCATATCTTTTTACCGCCAGAGATTACAGGTTCGCTATTATATGCTTCGCTCTGAATTTTTCCTTTTGCAGTAACCATTTTCCCTCCACAGATTCGCTAGGTGGATGATAGAATTTCCTATTTCCACACTTGACACAATATGTTTCTAGGTGATCTACGTTTGAATGTATTCTATCAACAAACATTTTTCCTTCACATCTTTTACAGGTCATGTTAATTTGGTACACCAATGGCAATAACGTTAACACCAACCGACGCTGTTCCAGAAGTTCCAAACTTTACAATAAACTGAACCTCTGAAGTTGTTATAGAGGTTATTACAACGCTTGTGTTTGATCCAGCAGTTGTACCGCTTATGTTTACAATCGATGCCGTAGCAATTGGAGGAAACTTAAAGTTAGAAAATGTTACAGAGTAAGTTTTTTCTTGCCCCGCAGTTACTGTTTCATTATTTGCAATTGATTTATATTTTCCAACAAACTTTGTATCTGAAGTCTTTAAACTTTTCTTTTCTGCTCCAACAACGTCAACATCTGTATAGTTATATGTTGCATCAGAAATAGAAGTAGACAGATCGTTTACTGCTTCCGCTAACTGATAAATATATGTAACATCAAGAGGTTGTCCTCTTTCTGGTAGTGGTACTTTTGCCATTTTATTCCTCCTATTAAATTATACCAAAGACACTGTGCCAGAGTCAAAGATATTTAGTGCTTCCTTAATTTCTTTTTTTGATGAAACAATTTGAACTTTTACTCTTACAGATGTAGTTCCAGTTTTTAAAAATGAGTATGAATGTTCTTTTGATTTTCCGTGATAAAGAAAGTTGCCTGAATCAAACTTAACAAAGACATCATATTCTGGAAAATCATTTTCGTCTCCCCATACAGCCGTAACAACGTTTCCTGTCTTAGATACTGCACCACTTGTTGCAATAACATCAGTACCGTCAGAGTTATATATTGGAGACCAGTGTGACGTTCTGTTTCTATCTTCAGATATAATTCTATATCTAATATTATACTTTTCTGTATCATGGTCAACTGGTGGCAAAGATGATTTTATAATCCTTGTCTTTTTAATGTTTGAATCAACCATTAGGTTACACCAATAGAAAATCTAAATTCAATATAATTACTTGTATTTGGCGATTTAATAATTGTTGTAGAGTCATCATTTTTAATAACTGAATAACCAGTTAAACCGTACAATGGATTTGTTGTTGCAATGTTTTCAAGTCGCAAAGCATCTAGTGCAATATAATAATCAGGGGAAGGGAATGGTCCACCAGTTCCAGTAGAATCAAAAACACATGCATAGATCTTAACAACAGTAACTGCTTCCCAAGTAAAGTTTTGAGTTGTATAAAGTTCTTGTAGTTGTTTCTTTACTACAAAATATCTATTTGTTTCAAAGTCATATCCATCAACATCATGTTCAATATCAACCTCAAACCTTGCATAAACATCTGGCTCAGCAACGTCAGTGCCTGCAAAGTCAATTAATATTCTAATTGTCTCTGGAACTGCTACAGAGTCTCCATCTTTACTAACTAAAGAGAATGCAAACCTTAATTCATCTGTTGGAGAGTTTTTAGAAAAATCAACATTTGGTGCAGTTAGGTGTATGTGGTTTGAACCAGGTTCAATAACAATATGGTCAACTCCTCCAGAGCCTCCACCATCTAGGCTTAAGTCTGAATCATCTCCTTGAATTAATATTGTGTTATTTAAAAACCTTGCACGTTCATATCTTTCAAGACGACCTGATTTGTAAAAAATAGAATTATCTGCATTTGTCTGAAACACCCCATCTGTTGCAATTACATTATCATCTTCTGGATCATCTAAAGGTACAGATATTGTTGGTATTTCTGTTGCTGCTGTTGAAGTATGATGAATCCAGGTTTCTCCTTGTGCAAAAGAAAATACAGTCTTACTGTCATTGGCTCCAGCAGAAGGGTTTGAGCCTGCTGAGTATAGTCCTACCTCTGTAATTTCATATCTTTCTTCTGTTGGTAGTTCTGCTGTTAGGACTATCTTATCAATACCGTTTTCATTTATAAAACCTCTAGATGAAATAGGTAGTCTAAACATTTCAAAATCTAAATTTGTTTTTGTTGCAAAATCGTCAGCAACATCTTCGGTCTGTAATGGTTGCGGTCCACATCCAACTGCAAGATATGAGGCATAGGCAGGAGCCTGCCCAAGCATATACTTACCGATTATACTCTTGCCTTTATTTGTAATCATGATACAGTTTCTCCAAAGTTCGCTTCATATATTGTACCATTTATGGCAATTTGAACCTCTATCTGCTCATCATTATTCATATTAACAGTCTCAATAATCAGGTCCCCAGTCTCTTGCTCAATATAAACATTTACCCCATTTGTTCCGTTTGCTTCAAGAGGCACCTTCTCTTCAAACTTAATTGCAAAGTTTGCAAAGTATGTATCAGAGGTTGCCTGCAATCTTAAAATATTGTTAGGGTTATATTTTTGCTGCACAAGTCCAAGATTTTTAATTGGTGAATAAGATACTCTTTGACCATTTATGATATCGTTTCTAGAAATACTCAATAACTCGTGACCACCAATATCTTCAAATATTAAATCAGCCATAATCTCTGGAGACATAGACTCGTCATTAAAAAGAACGGTATCTATTGGAGCAGTCTTTGTTAGTGCTGGAGAATAGGCTGTTACAACTGTTGCATTTGATGGAGTTTCTGGAACTGGAGATACCGTCATCTTATACCTCACTCAAGTAAATTGTCATGCTTGGACCACTTTCTGATCTTTGATATTCTATATTATAAACTACAAACCTAGAAGTATCTTGAGATACTAGATCTAAGCCAGATGAATCCTTATAGTTTATTGTTACGATATCACCAAGTTGTAATGTTGGGATGCTAAAGATGTTCATTCCAACAGATTTTTTAGGCACCATTAATTTATTAATAATCCAATTCATCATAGCATCTGCATCATCTTGTGTCTGTATATATGGGCTATCAATGCTAAACTCGTTTTTACCGTAGGTTAATCTACTTAACTTTATTTCATCATACCTTGATTTTTCAACTAATGGAGAGTATGTCAGTGTGCTTCCAACCAACTCTGGATCTGACAAATTCCCACGCTTTTTAAAGAACTCATCTACAGTTAATTCGTGGGTTGTATCTTGAGTAAATGTAATTCCTTGAATTCTTAAAAAGTTTCCAGTTGTTTCATCTAAGTTTAATGCTTTATCTGTTGAGTTAAATATTAAAAACTCTGCACCATATGAGTCTGCATAAAACCCAGATGTGGTATATCCCTTTATATTATTGAAGGTAGGAGAAAGTTTTGCATAAAGTGCAGGGTATGCACGATCATACTTAATGTCAAAGTATGCACACTCACGCATAATAGATCCAAACTCTTCAAAATAAATGTTATATTTTGGTGGTTGCTGTGCACTAATTCCAGATAGATATGTTGACTGGATAACTCCACTCATTGCATATTTTCTAAATGACTCTGTAACATCAACGTCTTTATTTCCAAAGACTTGCCCTAAAGTCTCATTAACTGTAAACACTGTATTTTGACTATAGTTTTTAGATAGAGCATATACATTTTCAAACATACACTTTGAAGATCCACGCACAAATAATGCCATATTGTTATATGTTGGTAGAGGATCTGTATCGTCTACAACCTTTATTAGTTGATTATTTATGTATAGGTAGAATCTTCTTGTATTTCCAATGTCAATATATTCTACTGATAAATCATATACCGTTGAATTTTCTTCTCCAGCCAGTCTCTGTTGCCCAGTAAACTTTCCATCATCAACAATAATCTTTGATAAGCCTCCCCAAAGTTTTACTGGTATAGCATTTGAGTTTGATGAGTCTTTTTTAATTTTATAGAACACAACATTGTTTACTGAGAATTGTGCATTATTATTCTCATCAACCTTGAGGTAGGAGTTTATGTTGTCTTCTGTTAATGCAACAATCTCAAAATAATAACCATTGTTTGTTTCTGGATTTAACAAAAACGCTAGTCCTCCAGAGCCTCCACCGATATTTATATTTTGATCTGGCTGGTTTCCAGATAGTTGATAGTATGTAATACTTCCATTTGGAGACTGCGTTCTAGTTGTATTGTTTTCAATCTTACCAATAATTCTCATTCTCGTTCCAAAATGCTTATATGCATTATCCAAACCCTTGTATACGTAAGATACAAAGTTTAAAGGCTTTTCAGTTGTTTTAAATGATGGACCATTAAAGACTAAAGCAGAGGATTGAATTGTTCCAGTCTGTGTTGATGGTAGATTATTTACTTCTGTTTCACTTAAATAGTTTGTAGCCATAAAATTCTTTATAATGCTATTTCTTGTTGACTGCTTTGCAACTGGATTATTTACTCCTGCTGCAGCAACAGTTGTAGAGGGAAGGGTGGCTGCAAGACTAGCATCTAACTGTGTGCTAAAGAGATATTGAGATTGCATATTTAGTCCACGAACATTGTCATTGTTTGTCCAATAACTATTTATTCCAGCAGAGTGTGAAACTATCTCAGTTCCAAACTGTCCACGTCCATGATCAACGACGGTACCATTCTGCAACCTTGTTATTCCATCTACTGTTTCATAGTTTGGTGTTGCATAAATTCTTACAAGTCCTGTTGGATATATCTTACCGTTAAAGGGTATTGATGAAAAATACTTTTGATATTCTTGATTGCTACTAATCCAAACCTTGCCAGTTCCAGTGATATCAAACTCTGAGGCATCATAACGAATAACCTCTCCATTAGAATATAGGTATCCGTTATATCTTGTTAGCCAATAAACATTTTCTCCAAGATCAATTATGTTATTTGTAAGAACATTTCCTACTACAACTGGTGCCGTTCCAACTAAATCTGAGTTTAATGGCATTGCCCCTAATACATAACTACCCTGCTTTGAAGCAAGTTCGTTTATCGTTTTTGTATTTTCTGTTCCCGCAACTTCCCATAAAAGAGATGGCTTATATATCCAAGTTTTTTCTTTATCAATCATTGTTGATTGTCTAATTGATCCGTAAGATCTTTGAATATATCTAGTTGTGTAGTTAATCTTTCCATCATTATAAATTTTCTTATCTTGTGATGCAATGGCAATAATGTTAGGAAGGTTTCCAGAACTAGAGTTTTCAATAACGCCTGAGTCGGTTTGATTGTTTGATCCAGATAGAACAAAGTTTGTTTCTCTTTGTTCTGCCGTAGGCATTAGATAGTCTTTGCTCATTACGACAAAGTTATTATATTCATCAAAAAACATTGCACTTTGAGTTGACACTGCTAGTTGATTTAAAACCTCTGCAACATTTTGATCTGGAGCAACAAAGAAAAATGGAATGATAGGATCTGCTTCATCTGCTACACGCCTAAATGTATAGTTGCTAAACCCAATATAATCAAGAAGCATTGAGATTGCATAACTTAATGATGTCTGTGTTGTAAGTAATCTTGGGGCTGGCATTGATTCTAAAAAGAAATAAAAGTCTCTTAACTCTATTGATAGTTTTGCTGCAGTAACATCTGCTTGAGGAAATCCTTCTGAGTATAACGTTTTAATTGGAACAGAGTATTCGTCACCATCAACATTTAAAATTGATTCATAAAAAACAAACTTAATATTTTTTCTAATATAGTCAGCGACTATGCTAGATGTATTGTTCTCATTAAATGCTTGGTCATCATCAAACAAGGATAGTGTTCCAGTGGAAGCAAGTAGTTGTCCAACTGGAAGAGATGTAGTTCCTATATCAGATAAAATCTTTTTAATATTAAAATCAACAACCTTATCTGATATATTTACGACTAGTCTAGGAGACATTTCAATTAAATCAAAGGTTGAATCAAACTTGTTCATTGTTTCTGCTACAACTCTTATACCACGAATATAGGCAAACTCTCTATATGTAGTTTGGTTTTGTGCATCATTAGTAAATAGTTCTGGATTAGTTAAATCTGTAACAAGTTTTGTTGAACGATTTAAAACTCCAGTGCCTAGCATCCATCCATATTCGGGAATAAAAGAGTCGTAGTCTTCGTCTGCGCCATTCCATATATAAAGAGTTCCACGAGTATTTGCATTTTCAACCACAAGATATGCATCTCCATTAAAAGATTGTTCTGGCAATAA